TCCCAAGCTGTACGTGCTTTATCCAGATCCAAGGCTGGCAAGCGAAAAATCTCGCCCAAAAGCAACACCGGGAAAATCCTTGATTGGATCGGGGACAGGTTACCACAGGATTCCGATCTGCTTACTATCGGCGAGAGTCTGGTCGTCCAATCCGCCCTCAGATGGTTCGTCAATCCGGTGAGGAGATATGTCGATGGCACACCGGGTCGGTATCGGCAGTTCCGCCGCTTGCGCCAGACGGAAAATCGCTGGTTCAGCCAAAAGGATTTCAACCGCTCCGACCTACACCCGATTGAAGTCGACGCGATTTTGCTGGCCATGCTGCAAATCTCAGACGAGATCGTCACTGGCCCCCGTATCCTGAGCGATTCCGAAGGTCCTGTCCAAGCCATCGTGGAAAGAATGGAAGGCCTGTATCAAACACAGGTTCTCGTCGACGAGGTCACAGATTTTTCACCTTTGCAGCTGGCCTGCATGGCAAAGTTGGCTCGCCCCGGCATTCGTTCGTTTTTCGCCTGCGGTGATTTCAATCAACGCGTAACGAGTTGGGGGACCCGAACACAAACGGATATGGATTGGGCACTTCCGAAAATTCAAACTCGGGAAATAACAGTCGCATACCGCCAAACTCGCAATCTCCATAATTTCGCCCGGAAAATCGTCGAGGTATCCGGCGAGACTTCTGCTGAAGTAATTCTCCCCGAATATGCAGAAAATGAAGGGGTGCCGCCGCTTTTGGCTGTCGGCATGGATAATTTGGAGCGCACGTCCAAATGGCTGGGAGAGCGGATCAAGGAAATCGAGCGATCCCTGCACGATCTGCCTTCCATCGCCATCTTGGTTAATTCGGAAGCTGAAGTTCTGCCCGTCGCCGAACACCTTGGTGGAGTATTGTCCGATTTGAACATTCGGGTTGTTCCATGCCCCAATGGGCAAGTACGGGGAAATGAAAGTGAAGTCAGGGTATTTTCTGTCGAGCACATCAAGGGGCTCGAATTCGAGGCAGTTTTCTTCGTCGGTCTGGATCGTCTAGCCGAACAACATCCGGATCTATTCGACAAATATCTGTACGTCGGTGCGACACGTGCAGCCACATATCTCGGGTTGACGTGCGAGACCGATTTTCCGGAACCCATGACGGGTCTGGCAGATATGTTTGGTGACTGCTGGGCGTAAGCGCTCGGGGTCCAAGAACGAATCATACGGCGACGATCATGCGTTAAACGGTTGCAGAAATACCTTCGCCGGAAAGGTGGTATTCGATATCTTCTTCAATCAAAGCTGTTCCGTCCCCTGGCTGAGAATGCTCAGATAGTCACTATACACGAACATTCGGCCGCGTTGTTTTCCAGTCACTTCCCGCACGATTCCAAGGTCCTGCAGGTGCTGGATGGATTTTGCAATGGTCGGAGGTGAAATGCTCAGCCTTTGCGCTGCAGCAGGGATGCCGATGATCGGCTTCTGTTGAAGCAGTTGGTGGACCCGAAGCGCGGATGCGGCGGGGCGGCCGAGTTCTTCGATCCGATGCCGGTCAGCTTCGAACAGGGCGAGGATCTCGCGCGCGGCCTCGGACGCTTGCAGCGATGTCTCCGCAATGCCTTCGAGGAAGAACTCCAGCCAGGTCTCCCAGTCACCTTTTTCCCTGGCTTGTTGAAGCAGGTCATAGTACTGGCGCCGGTGGGTCTTGAAGTAGAGGCTGAGATAAAGGATCGGCTCTTTCAGGATCCCCTGTGCGCAAAGCAGGAAAGTGATCAGCAGCCTTCCGAGGCGCCCATTCCCATCCAGAAACGGATGGATCGTTTCAAACTGGACATGGACGAGTCCGGCCTTGATGAGGGTCGGTATTTCTGGCGTGTCGGCATGAATGAACGATTCAAGGTCCGACATGAGATCCAGGATACGATCGGGCGGAGGCGGTACGAAGAGCGCATTTCCAGGCCGTGTTCCTCCGATCCAGTTCTGCGAGCGCCGGAATTCGCCTGGCTGCTTCGTACTCCCCCGGCCTTTCTCCAGAAGTATGGCGTGGATTTCGCGGATCAGGCGCAGGGAAATGGGAAAGCCCTCGCGAATCCTGTCCAGGCCATGGTTCATGGCCGCGACATAGTTGGAAACCTCCTGAACATCATCGATGGGCGCACCGGGCGCTTCGTCGCTTTCGAACAATAGAAGCTCCGAGAGCGATGACTGGGTGCCCTCGATCTGGGACGACAGCAAAGCCTCTTTGCGCACATACATGTAGAGGAACAACGGTGTGTCCGGGAGGATGGAAGTCACACCGTCGAGCCGGCCGATCGCACGGTTCGCTTTTTCGAGCAACCGGTAGAGCCGTTCCATCCGGATTGGCGGGGTCGGCGGCAGCGGTGGCGGTACGAACGCTTCGGCGCGTTCACCTGCCGTCGAGATGACCACATGCTGACCGAGGCGTGATGGATCCGGAGCTAACGCCATGGTTGAAAAAGGATCCTTTCCTTGGCAAACAGGGTAAGAAAGGATATCGCATATTCCTTTCCTTACCACAATTCTTACGAAAGGTTCCTTTCTGTGTCGAGCACTCATTCACGCTGCCTTCAGCGCGCCCAGCGCGGACTGGCTCTCTAGGCCGGTGATTCAATGGGTCATCAACGCCTTGGCAAGCTCCCAGCCTATCGCAATCTGCCGGATATCGTCAGGTATCTGGTGACAGGTGGTACGCCAACCGCCAACCTGGTTGAGCAAGTGACTGAAGTTGGTCAGGATTCTCTCAAGCGCGCGCTGAAGGATCCGGTGTTTGTCGAAGCGCTGTGGTTGCTTATTCAGTTGCCACAAGCAGCTGCCTCCAAGGATTTTGCGGCCGCACTCGCCGATATCGGCATGGGAGCGCAGGCGCCGGCGTCAATACCGGAACTCATGGTCGCCTATGACAAAGCCCTCGAACGTGTCCAACGCCGATTGCATGCCGACGCGACAGATTTAGGCGAAATCTCCCGAAGAGCCGCTCTCGCCGCGCTTGGAAATGCCGTTCAATCTGGCATGCCATTGTGGTCTCCGACGCCTGCCGATGTCCAAGCTTCGGTCGCCGCGTTGAGGTCTCCGGAAAAATTTGGGGCGCTTGCGCATCAGTTTCATGCGAACTTCGTCGAGCGTGTGATCCACTACTATGTGGACCGAAACCTTCACAAGATCGTGGGCGCCGACAGGGTCGCACGGTCTGTGTACGATCTTGAAACCCATGATGCTGCGATACGTCGTCACTGCAGCGAGGCGGCGCTGATCATGCGCGCCTTCGCCAGGGACTGGCTCGGCAAGAATGTTTACCGAGACGGCAAGGAAATCAGGAGAGAGGACGCGCGCCGTTTCTCGGCTTATGCCGCGAAAAAGATCGGGATCGAATTGGAAAAAAGAAAGGGGCCGAATTGAAACAGTACGTGATTGAATGCGGTGTTGCGGTTCCCTCTGATAGCAACGCCATTGCTATGAATGTGGCTGATCCCGGCAAGAACGTGAATCTGCGGATCGATTACATCAGCAGGTCAATGCTCGGGAATGTTCCCGAGCTTCTGATCGACCTGCTCGAAGTGGCGGCTTACGTCTATTGTGCGGATCAACGCCTTACTCGAGGTTCCCCGAAATTGACGAACTTCGGACAAGACTGGCGGCGAAGCCTGAGCTTCACGATTCCGGTTCGATATCCGGAGGTTTGGCAAAGCCCAACTGTAACGGAAACACTTGCCGAAACGCTTGGTTTCCTGTCCGACGACAGCTACGAATTCAATTTTCGCCGGGCCGAGGGGCCGTTTCAGCCGCGCGAGCTGTATTTCCCCGAGCTTATCGATGCATCGCAGGAATCGGACGAAGTGGCCCTGTTCTCCGGCGGTGTTGATTCCTTTGCCGGTGCTCTCAACGACATTGTCACATTGGAAAAATCAGTCACGCTGGTCGGGCACCATTCATCGTCGAAAGTCCGGAACACTCAGGAAGCTTTGATTCAGGAACTGAAGAAGCGCGGATTCGCACGCCGCGTTTCCTACGTCCCCGTATGGGTCTCCAACGAAAACGCACGCGCGGCAGAATACACCCAGCGTACGCGCTCGTTCCTGTTTGCCAGTCTTGGGCTGGTTGTTGCGCAGATGTCAGGCAAGAGCCGGTTCAGTTTCTATGAAAACGGCGTTGTCAGCATCAACCCACCGCTGGCAGGCGACGTTATTGGTGGCCGCGCCACCCGTACCACACACCCGAGGGTGCTTCGGGGCTTCGAGGCACTTTTTTCGGAGCTTCTTGATTGTCAGATCGAGATCCAGACCCCTCTTCAGTGGTTGACCAAAATGGAGGTCACTCGGAAGATCGCAGAAGCAGGCATGGCAGACATGCTTTCCTCGACCGTAAGCTGTACGAGGACGCGAGAAATGACGGCAAAGCAGAAGCATTGCGGGCTTTGTTCGCAATGCATCGACAGACGCTTTGCTGTCCTCGCCGCCGGTCTGGGCGAATACGAACCCTCCGAAAACTACAAGCGAGATCTCCTGCTCGGGGATCGGAGCGCCGACGACAATCTGCGCATGGCGCTGAGTTACGTTTCATTTTTTCGCAAGATTGGCGCGATGTCGAAGGAGCGATTCCTCGTGGATCTTCCCGAAGTCGTCTCGGCGCTGGACAATTATCACGGCCTATCTGCCGATGAGGCCGCATCCAGGCTCTTTGACCTGCTCCAACGGCAAGCACGCTCGGTGGAAAAAGTCATCACCGAGGCCGTCCAGGAACATGCGGACCGACTGTACAATGGTACGGTTCCGCCCGGATCACTTCTTGCAGCCTGTTTCAACCGAGAACGCGTCGAGATCGCGCCACCGTCCGATTATGACCGAGAGGCCCGGGCGCTGATGGATCGGATCAATGCGCAATTCATCGATTTCGCCATGGATGACAATGCCGAGCGGGTGCTTTTTCATGGTGGCCATTATCTTGAGGGAGCGAACTATCGCTTCGTTAAGCAGCTTGTCGACGAATTCAGAAACGCCAAGAAGAAGCGATTGGAGATCCAGTTTTTGCCTGCCTACAAGCTGGCCGACCGGTTGAATGTGACTGAACAGTCAGTGCGCCAGCAGTTGCGCCGACTGCGCGATGCGCTTGAACCGCTGGTGGTAACGCTCGGCATCCCCCTCGATCAGGACAGTTTTATCGAGACCAGGGAGCGTGCCGGCTACCGCTTGAATCCGGCCTGCCGCGAAATTTCGGTGGGCGACATCCGGGATCCGTACCCGGGTACGTAACAGTGGCAAACTGGCCATGTCACGGACCACCACGCCCAATGTCACAAGAAGCCTGTTGAAGCCCCGTTTTTTGGGGCTTTTTTCATGTCCGGGTGTCACAAGAAAATCCGGGCGTGATCATATACTTATGCGCGCAATGCATTGAAATTGTTCGCATATCTTGGCGCATCGACGTGCCGGGGTGAACCGCGAACAACTCAATGGAGTTTCCAATGACAGTCACGCATTTGAACCAGACCGAACTGGCGGCACGCTGGAAGGTCAGCCCGCGCACGCTCGAGCGCTGGCGCTGGACGGGCGAGGGGCCCGCCTTCATCAAGATCGGCGGCCGGGTCGTGTACCGCCTCGAGGATATCGAGGCCTATGAGGAACGGCGGCAATGCGCCAGCACCGCTGACAAGCCCTGCGCAAGGCTGGCGTGATGGGGGTGCAGATGACGATTTCCAACCGCACCACCCTTGACGATCTGCGCCGGATGCAGGTCCGCGACATTGCCGCCTTGCCGGGCGAACATCTGGCCCTGCTGCAAGATGAGGCGGCCGAGCAACTACGCGCGGCTAGGACGCTTGCCGAGTGGCTCGACGGGGCCATTGCCCTGAAATACGCCGAGCGCGCGCGAGCTGCGCGTCGGGCCGAGGGCAAGGACACAGGCACCGTCCGTTTTCGCGACGGCGCGGTCACCATTGTCGCCGATCTGCCGAAAAGGGTGGATTGGGACCAAACGATGCTTGCCCGGATCAGGGACAACATCGCCGCAGCCGGCGATGACCCTTCCGAGTTCATCGACACCACGCTGAAGGTGTCCGAGCGCAAGTTTGCAGCGCTGCCCGAGTCCTGGCGCAAGGGGTTCGAGCCCGCCCGCACCGTGCGCACCGGCAGGCCGAAATTCCGCCTGAATCTGGACGAGGAGGCGCGCTGATGGCCATCTCTCTTGCATCCCTGCGCAGCACGACCGCGCTTCAGCCGCCGCGCATCCTGATCCACGGCGTGGCGGGCATCGGCAAGTCAACCTTTGCCGCGTCCTCGGAGAGGCCGGTGTTCATCCTCACCGAGGACGGGCTCGGCAGGCTCCAGGTGCCGCATTTCCCGCTGGCGGCGAGCTTCGCGGAGGTGGCAGAGGCGCTCGACGCACTGCTGGACGAGCAGCATGACTATTCCACTGTTGTCGTGGACAGTGTCGACTGGCTGGAGCCGCTGATCTGGGCCGAGACCTGCACGCGCAATGGCTGGCAGTCGATCGAAAGCCCGGGCTTCGGCAAGGGCTATGCCGAGGCGCTGAATGTCTGGCGCGAATACATCGACAAGCTCAATGCCCTGCGCACCCGGAAGGGCATGGCGGTCATCCAGATCGCGCATACTGACATCAGGCGTTTCGACAGCCCCGAGCACGAGCCCTACGACCGCTATGTGATCAAGCTGCAGGCTCGGGCGTCCGCATTGCTGCAGGAACATTCCGACGTGGTGCTGTTCGCCAACTACCAGATCTCGGTGAGCAAGTCCGACGTCGGCTTCAACAAGAAGGTCACCCGCGCGCTGAGTTCGGGCGCGCGTGTCATGCATACCGAGGAACGCCCGGCCTTCCTCGCCAAGAACCGGTACGGCCTGCCGCAGACCCTGCCGCTCGAGTGGTCGGAGTTCATCGCGGCTATGCCGAAAGCCGATTGATCAAGATGAGAAGGACATGAATGATGGCACGTTTTGACACCGCCTTTGATGCCACCGGCATCGACCCCGCCACCGCCTATGAGATCCTGCCCGCCGGCAAGTACCGCGCCCAGATCGTCGAGAGCGAAATGCGCGTGACCCGCAACGGCATGGGCCAGTATCTGTGGCTGATGCTCGACATCCTCGAGGGGCCGCATCAGGGCCGCAAGATCTTCGACCAGCTGAATCTCGTGAACCCCAACCCCACGACCGTCGAGATCGCGCAACGCACGCTTTCGGCAATCTGTCACGCAACCGGCAAGCTGCAGGTCAGCGACAGCGAGGAACTGCACCTGATCCCGATGACGATCCAGGTCGGGGTCAAGCCGCCCAAGGACGGTTATGGCGAGCGCAACACGATCCGCTACCTCGTGCCGGATCAGGCCGCACAGCCGACCAGGGCGACACCGTCCGCCGCGCCGTCCACGGCATCGGCACCGAGCGCACCCCCGCGGCCGGCCACCGCCCCCTGGAACCGCAAGAGCTGACCCACGCGCGCCGCCGCGATTTTTCTCAAGCGGCGGCGCGACTACCACACGACCGAGAGAATGACCATGACCAGAGAACCCGCCGCGGCCCCGCGGGCTGCGAACAGCACATCCATGCCGGACGACCGTCTCCGGCTGATCGAGATCGAGGACGCCATCGCCGGCATCCGCACCCAGATCGCGACCGCCGATCTGGCGCGCCAGCGCCGCGGAAAGCCGATCGACCCGGACTGGTATCACCGGGCGCGCACGGCGCTGCGGCATCTGAACCGCGAGCGCGCCGAAATTCTCGCCCGCCAGGCAGGCCGTCGTCGCCGCGAACGCCTGAAGGATGCGATCATCGCCGTTCTGCGCGAACGTTCCGAGCCCGCCGCATGGGCTGAGGTGCTGGAACAAGCCCGGGCGCGCGTGAATGAGGACGCACGCTGATGGCCGAGCTTCCCCCACCACCCACACCAACACTGTCTGCGATCTATGCATCCTACGAGGCCCGCCAGGGCGATGGATTTCGCGCGCATCTGGGCGCCTCGCTGATCGGCAAGCCCTGTTCCCGTGCGCTCTGGTATGATTTCCGCTGGGTGACGCCCGCGCGGCACCCCGGCCGCATCCTGCGGCTGTTCGAGACCGGACAGCTCGAAGAGGCCCGCCTTGTGCGCAATCTGCGTGCAACCGGCGCGACCGTGATGGATGTCGACCCCGAAACCGGGCGGCAGTTTCGCGTCAGCGCCCATGGCGGGCATTTCGGCGGCTCGCTCGATGCGGTGGCAATCGGGCTTTTGGAGGCACCGAAGACCTGGCATGTGGTCGAGTTCAAGACGCATTCCAGGAAGAGCTTCGACCAGCTGGTCGCGAGCGGTGTGGCCGCCTCCAAGCCCCAGCACGTCGCCCAGATGCAGGTCTACATGCACCTGACAGGCATCACGCGGGCGCTTTATGTGGCCGTCTGCAAGGATACCGACGCGCTGCACATCGAGCGGATCCGTGCGGACGCGCAAGAAGGCGCGCGCCTGCTCGAGAAGGCCGGGCGCATCATCTTTGCCCAGCACCCGCCCGCGCGCATCAGCGAAGACCCTGCATGGTTCGAATGCCGGATGTGCCCCCATCACGGGTTGTGCCATGGCGAGGCAGCGGCGGCCGTTACCTGCCGGTCCTGCCTGCATGTGACGGCTGTAGAACACGGTTGGCACTGTGCACGCCACGACCGCGCCCTTGATGACACCGATCAGCGCCGCGCCTGTGCCTTTCATCTGTTCATCCCCGATCTGGTGCCGGGCGAGGTCATCGATGCGGGCGAGGATTTCGTCGCCTATCGCATGCGCGACGGCTCTACCTGGTGCAATGACGCCCGCGAGCCAAGGAGGGCCGCCCCATGCTGAAACTTCGCCCCTACCAGCAGGCCGCGATCACCGCGATCTACGGCTATTTCGACAAGAAGAAAGGCAATCCACTGGTTGTCATCCCGACCGCCGGCGGCAAGAGCCTGGTCATGGCCGCTTTCATCAAGGGCGTGCTCGAGGCCTGGCCCGACCAGCGCATCCTTGTTGTCACCCATGTGCGCGAGCTGATCGCGCAGAACCATGCCGAGATGCTGGGCCTGTGGCCGGAGGCGCCGACAGGCATCTATTCGGCAGGGTTGGGGCGGCGCGAGGCCCGCGCCCGCATCCTCTTTGCCGGGATCCAGTCGGTTCATGCCAAGGCGCGGGCAATCGGCCACACCGATCTGGTGCTGATCGACGAGGCGCATCTGATCCCCAACAGCTCGAACACCATGTATCGCCGTTTTCTGGGTGATCTTCAGGCGATCAACCCGGCCCTGAAGGTGATCGGGCTGACCGCAACGCCATACAGAACCGGCAGCGGCATGCTGCATGAGGGCGACAATGCGCTGTTCACCGATATCGCTTTCGAGGTCTCGGTGCGCGATCTGATCGACCAGGGCTATCTCTGCCCGCTGGTTTCCAGGCAGCCTGAGACACGGCTTGATGTCAGCGGGGTGGGCACGCGCGGGGGCGAGTTCATTGCCCGCGATCTGGAGCGAGCCGTCGATCACGATGCCATCACGCGCGCCGCCGTGGCCGAGATCATCGCCCAGGGCGCGGCGCGAAAATCCTGGCTCGCCTTCTGTGCAGGCGTCGATCACGCCTCCCATGTCGCCGAAGAGTTTCGCAGGCGGGGCATCATATGCGAGACGATCTTCGGCAACACGCCTGAACGCGAGCGTGACCGGATCATTGCGGCCTTCAGGCGGGGCGAGATCCGGGCGCTGGCCTCGATGGGCGTGCTGACGACCGGCTTCAACGCCCCCGCTGTCGATCTCATTGCCATGCTGCGGCCCACCAAGTCGCCCGGGCTCTACGTGCAGATGGCCGGGCGGGGCACGCGGCTCAGCCCCGGAAAGGAGAACTGCCTCGTGCTGGATTTTGCGGGCAATGTGCAGCGCCATGGCCCCATCGATCTGGTGCGGCCCAGGCGCCCCGGAGGCGCGGGCAATGGCGCGCCGCCCACCAGGATCTGTCCCGAATGCCGCGCCATCCTTCCGGCGGCGCTGCGCGAATGCCCCGATTGCGGCCATGTCTTTCCGGGTCCGAAAGTGCAGCTTGCACCAGAACCCTCGACCCTTGAGGTGCTGTCCACGGGCAGGCCGCAATGGTGTGCCGTGGATGAGGTCACCTATCAGCGCCACCAGAAACGCGGCGGGCGCGTGTCGCTCAAGGTCACCTATCGCTGCGGGCTCAAATGGCATTCCGAGTGGGTGTGTTTCGAGCATGAGGGCTATCCCCGCCGCAAGGCCGAACAATGGTGGCAGGCACGCGCCCCCGGCACCCCTGTCCCGCGCACGGTCGCCGAGGCGCTGGCCGCCACCGACAAGCTGCGCCGCCCCAGCGAGATCGCGGTCCGCCCCGCGGGCCGTTTCACCGAAATCACCGCCTGCAGGTTTGCCCCATGTCCGAGTCCCACGCCGGCCTCTGCGCCGTCTGCCACCGAGAACCGCGCGGCTGGGGGTGGTTCGACGCGCGTTTCCCGCTTTCCGATGCGCGCCGCGACACCAGCCGCAAGCATCTCTGCAGCGCAACCTGCCAGGACATCTGCCACAGGAGGAAAGGCATGATCGACCCGACCCCCAATGAATGCGCCGCCATGCGTGAGGCCGGCAAGGCTTGCGGAGCGTATCTCGAACGCCTCCAGAAGACCGACCTCGTCACGCTGACCCGGGCCGAGTGGGACAGTTTCATCGAGATCATCATCACCGCGTATTGCGATCATCTGCGCGAGTTGGCTGCACAAGACCGCGCGCGCATCGATGCCATGATACCGGAGGTGCCCTTCTGATGGTGGATGCTTCATGGATGGCGCGGTTCGGGCCCAGCCTTGTCGCCAATGGCTATGCAATCCTGCCGATCGCGCCGGGCACCAAGAAGCCGGGGCGTTTCATTCGCGGCAAGTGGTGCGACTATCCCGGATGGAGCCGGCATGCCGCGCGCCCCACGACCGATGTCGAGGTTGCGACCTGGGCGACATGGTCCGGCTGCGGCATCGGCATCGTTGGCGGAGCGATCGCGGCCGTCGATATCGATATCGCGCAGGATGCCGAACTTGCGCTGCGCATCGAACAGCTGGCGCGCAAGCGTCTGGGCGATACCCCGGCGCTGCGCATCGGCCGCCCGCCAAAGCGGCTGCTTGTCTATCGTGCAGCCGAGCCCTTTCCCGGCATTCGCCGCGCGCCGCTCGAGATCCTCTGCAAGGGTCAGCAGTTCGTGGCCTATGCCGAGCATCCCGACACCGGGCGGCCTTACGCGTGGCCCGAGGAGGGGCTTGCGGATCTCGACATCGACAGCCTGCCCGCGATCGATGCCGAAATGGCGGCGGCGTTCCTCGATGAGGCGCTGGCGCTGATCCCGGCGGAACTGCGCCCGAAGAGCCTTGCAAGTGACAGGCAGTCCGGCCCCGCGATTTCCGCCCATGCGCAGGCGGGAACCTTGCCGGCAATCCGCGCGGCACTTGCCTGGCTGCCCAATGCCGAGCTCGATTATGACAGTTGGGTGCGCATCGGCATGGCGCTGAAGGGGGCGCTTGGGGAAAAGGGTGCGGTGGTCTTTGCAGACTGGTCGGCACAAGCCGCCAAGAACGATCCTGCGACCACGGCAAAGGCCTGGGAGAGCTTCCGGCCCGACCGGATTGGGGCGGGCACGATCTATCACCTTGCGATGGAGAAGGGGTGGCGGCCTGAACCCGGTGTTCTGCTCGACGGCAGCCTTCCCGACGATGCGACACACCCGGCCGCAGCACTACTGTCCCGGCTCGACGCTCAGCAGCCCGCTGCACTCCGTGATCCCACCCCCGCGCCCCGGTTTGAGCTGACAATCCCCGAGGGGCTGGTGGGCGATCTCTCCCGCTACATGATCGACACCGCCCGGCGTCCGCAGCCGCTGCTGGCGGTGGGGGCAAGTCTCTGCGCCATCGGGGCGCTGATGGGGCGGCGGTATCGAACCACGAGCAACCTGCGCTCGAACCTCTATGTCGTGGGTATTGCCGACAGCGGTTCGGGCAAGAACCACGCCCGCGAGATCGTCAACGAGGTCTTTTTCGAGGCCGGCCTTGCCCATCATCTGGGCGGCAACAAGATCGCCTCCGGCGCGGGTCTTCTGACCGCGCTCTACCGCCAGCCCGCGATCCTGTTCCAGATCGACGAATTCGGCATGTTCCTATCGGCCGCCGCCGACCGCAAGCGCAGCCCGCGCCATATCACCGAGATCCTCGACAACATGACAGAGCTCTACACCGCCGCAGGCGGGGTCTTCCTTGGTGCGGAATACGCCAACCGGGATGGGTCGAACGAGCGGCGCGACATCAACCAGCCCTGCCTGTGCGTCTACGGCACCACGACGCCGCTGCATTTCTGGGGCGCGTTGCAAGGCGCGCATGTGATGGATGGATCGCTCGCCCGCTTCCTGATCCTGCCAAGCGACGAGGATTATCCGGACGAGAACCTCGATGCCGGGATCCGCCAGCCGCCGAGCGGCTTGATCGCGGGGCTGAAACAGGTGGCCGCGGGGGGCAATATCACGGGCAACCTGGCAGGCCGTATGTCCGGCCCCGAAACAGCCGTGACGCCGATGACGGTGCCGATGACGGCGCACGCGGCCGAGTGTTTTCAGCAGTTGAGTGTCGAGATCACGCGCGAGCTGCGCGCTGCCGCCGGTACGCCCTTTACCGCGATCCTCGCCCGCATTGGCGAAAACGCCCGCAAGCTGGCGCTGATCCTGGCGGTGGGGTGTGATCCGGTTGCGCCGGAAATCGGGCTGGAGGAGACCGAGTGGGCAATCGCCTTCGTGCGCCACTTCGCCCGGCGCACCATCGAGGCGGTCGATCGCCACGTTGCCGATACCGAGACCGAGGCCAACCTCAAACGCCTGCGCGAGATCATCCGCGCGGCCGGCGCCAGGGGGATCACCAAGTCCGAGATCACCCGCGCCTCGCAATGGCTCAAGGCGCGTGACCGTGACGAAATCCTGCTCACCCTGATCGAAAGCGGGGACGTGGTGACGGCCATGCGTCGCTCGAACACGCGCTCCGCGATGGTCTACCGCATCGATGGCCGAGATGGCGGGGTGCGAGATGTTTCAAACGGCAAGATCCTTCAGTTGAAGCTTTCTGGGGGGTCAAGCACATGAAAGGAAAGGAAAAAGTTAATCCTTCAAATCTTTCAATCTTTCAAGAGGACTCTGTTCCTCACGCGCGTGCGCGTTTTCCTGAATAGAGATATGTATTGAAAGATTGAAATATTGAAGAATTCAAAAATACATAAGCACATCAATGGCTTCTGGCGTCAAATCTTTCAAATGGCGCTGTTGAAGCCATTGAAGGAACCCCGGGAGCCAGAATTGGCACCGGACATGACCAGACCTGACCCCTTGATCCGGGTTCGGGCGGGTGCGCAGCCCTCGCAGGCCCTGTGCTCTCGCCCAGCCTCTCAGCATCGAAGAGGAGGTCGGCATGACCACATCCACTCACCAGCAGCACGCAAACGCATCCGGCGCAATCCTCGCGCTCGATCTTGGCACGACCACCGGCTGGGCGTTGCGCGCGCCTGACGGGCAGCGTGCCCTGCAAGGGCTGATCACCAGCGGCACGGTCAGCTTCAAGCCCCGGCGCTTCGACGGCGGCGGCATGCGCTATCTGCGCTTCACCAACTGGCTGACCGAGATCGACCGGCTGTCCGGGCCGATCGCGACGATCTGGTTCGAGGAGGTCCGCCGCCACGCCGGCACCGACGCGGCCCATGTCTATGGCGGGCTGATGGCGACGCTCACCGCTTGGGCCGAACTGCGCGGCGTGCCCTACGAGGGCGTGCCCGTGGGCACCATCAAGAAACACGCAACCGGCAAGGGCAACGCCAACAAGCAGGCGATCATCGAGGCCGCCCGGGCGCGTGGATTCAGCCCCGCCGACGACAACGAGGCCGACGCCATCGCGATCCTGCTCTGGGCGATCGAGACCAAGGGAGGCGTGGCATGAGGTGGCATCCGAAAGGCTATGGCGGCAAGCGGCGCGACCCCGAACAGGTCAAGCGCGACGGCTGGCGTGAACAACGCCTGCTGGCGGTCTCGCTCGATGACGAACGGCTGACCTGGCCCGAACGCGAACTGATCCGCCAGCTGGGCGAAAGACTGTACGGGCCGATCCAGGATGAAGGGAGGGAAACACAATGACCAGATGGACACCCAGCCTCGTGGAAGAACGCCTTGCCGAGGCGGCCTTTGTTCTCAAGCGCATGCCCGAGCCCCGGCGGCAAGGGTATTTCAGCACATGGCCCGAAATCCACCACAGCTTTGCCGACCAGGTCGGGCAGGAGCCGAAGCCCATGCGCGTGCTGCCCTCGCCCCAGGCGATCAGCCGGATGGAGGAGACCCTGACATGGACCAGCTGCCTCGAGCCCATCGACGGCAAGATCGTCTGGATGAAGGCCCATGGCACGCGCTGGAAGGAAATCTGCTGGACCGTCGGCCTGCAACGCTCTGCCGCCCATCAACACTGGCTCTACGGGCTGTGCGTGATCGCGCTCACGCTGAACCGGCGGCGGTTCAATCGCAACCTTTCCAGGCGGAGGGTGATTGAGATGGCCCGTGGAGAGCACCCGGAAAAACATGGGCTTCCGGATTGACTGGCTGTCTACACGCAGTCGGTATGGTAAGGTTTCCGGCAGGAGAACAGACATGACCGCTGATGACGCCAATTCCGAAGATATCGTGGTGCGAACGACGCCCAGCATCAGAGTGTTGCTGGAGCGTGCGGCTCGGGTTTCGCACAAGAGCCTGAGTGAATTCCTGTTGGAGGCGGGGATCAAGGCTGCCGAAGAGGTCTTGGTCGATCGCCGCCTGTTTCGACTGGATGCCGCCGCATGGGAGGCGTTTCAGGATGCGCTCGACCGTCCAGTCACGCCCAACCCTCGACTGGCGAAACTGCTGTCGGATAAGAGCGCGCTCGAATAATTGGGGAATCCTGGCACCTTCCCGTTTGATGAAGGATTTGCGGGCGCTTCTTCGTTGATGCACGAAGGGCCTCCAAGCGGATGAAAAATTGTCCGGCGGACAGTTTTCTACGGGACAAAAACGGCTCTCCCGGGCTACAAATCAGGTATCCTCGGGAGAGGCGCGCGCGGGGCGGTCCCGAGCGAAACCATCCTTTCGTTAGCGGGCCGGTTAGTAAAGGAAAGGCGCTTATCCTTTTGCAAGGTGGCCGATCCTGGCTCGTCACGGCAGAGTGTACCAGGTCGTCCGGCCGCCACCATGCATGACGAGGTGCCCCTTGTCGACCAGCTGGCGAAACTGCTGCTTCAGCGTGTTCCGGCTGGCGCCGGTCAGCTTGATCATGTCGCCCATGCTTACCCTGCCGTGCTCGCGGGCGTGATCCAGGATCCGAAGAGACAGCTCCGGCAGGGTTGACAGCAGGATCTTCTCGCGCTCGATCTTCTTCGCGAGCCGATTCGTCTGTTGTTGCATCGCGCGCAGGAAGAATATCAGCCATGGCTGCCAGTTGGGCGCGTCGCCACGGATCGTTCCCTGCGTCTGTCGGAGGGCGAGGTAATAGCCTTCCTTGCTCTGTTCGATCACGCTTTCCAGCGAGCTGTAGGGCACATAGGCATATCCGGCCTGCAGCAGAAGCAGCGTCGTGAGGATCCGGCTCAGCCGTCCGTTCCCGTCCTGGAATGGATGAATTTCAAGGAACACGACGGTGAACACAGCGATCACCAGAAGCGGATGCAGTCGTCGTTGCTCGCGCTCCGATGCAAGCCAGCCGACAAGCTCGGCCATCAGTCGTGGTGTATCAAAAGGCGTCGCCGTCTCGAAGACGATACCAATCTGCTTGCCGTCTTCGTCAAAGGCGGCAACGCTGTTCGATGAGGTCTTGTAATTGCCGCGATGCCACGCATCCTTCTCGCTGTAGACGAGCAGGTCGCGGTGCAGCTGCTTGATGTGATTTTCGGTGACGGGGATGTCTTCCCAGGAACGGAACACGAGTTCCATCGCCTCGGCATAGCCGGCCACTTCCTGCTCGTCACGTGTGGCGAAGGATTTGATTTCGAGATTGGCAAGCAGCCGTTCGACATCGCGGTCGGACAGCTTGCTGCCCTCGATGCGGGTCGACGATCCGATGCTTTCGATGGTGGCAACCCGGCGCAGAGCGGAAAGGCGTTCGGGCGCGAGCGTTCCCAGTGCACGCCAGGCGCCCTTGAACTCGTCGATCTCGGCGATCAGCGAGAGCAGTTCCGGGGTGATCAGGATCGTGTCGGTGTTGAGCGGGTTCTCAGTCATGCCCAATTATACACCCAATTACACCCAATTACGCAACCCAAATCGGCACCCATTTGCACCCAAATAGCCTAAGTGCTTGATATCACGGGTCCTTCCTGGCCACTCACGTATGCTGGCGGGCGTGGCGCGCAACATCGCCAGCGTCAGGGCCGGATTTTTGGGAAGCCACCCGGAGTCCACCCCGGCCACCGCGCGCAAGAACAGTCAATGAAACAAGGCGATAGCCGGCAGTAACAGCTGGCTTCCGGGCTGGACCCCTCGGGGTCCGGAAAATCCACCTGGAATCCAGCCCAGGAGTCCACCCCACCGGAATCCACCACCACTCACGGATCACCGAACATGACCCTCAGCTTTGCCCCCGAGGCGATCGAGACCTGGCCGCTCGACCGCCTGAAGCCCTATGCACAGAACGCCAAGACGCATGGGGCGGATCAGGTGGCCCGGATTGCCGCCAGCATGGCCGAGTTCGGCTGGACGGTGCCCTGCCTTGTGGCCGAGGATGGCGAGTTGATTGCAGGCCATGGCCGGGTGCTGGCCGCCGCGCAGCTGGGGCTGAAGGAAGCCCCGGTGATCGTGCTGGGGCACCTCAGCGAAGAACAGCGCCGCGCGTATCGGATCGCCGACAACAAGCTCACCGAAATGGGTGAATGGGACGAGGCGGTCTTGTCCGAGGAACTGAAGGGCCTGCTGGCCGAGGAATTCGACCTCTCGCTGATCGGCTTTTCCGATGGCGAGCTTGACCGGCTGCTGGCCCTCGAGCCCGAAGAAGACGCCGGTGGGCACACCACCCCGCCCGTCACCATCCCCGAGCCGCCGCGCAACCCGGCCTCTCGCCCGGGTGATCTGTGGCGGCTGGGCGATCACCGCTTGCTGTGCGGCGACGCCACCGATGCAGCGGATGTGCGCCGGCTGATGAATGGCGAACGCGCGGTGCTGTTTGCCACCGACCCGCCCTATCTGGTCGATTACGACGGCTCCAACCACCCGACCCGCAACAAGGACTGGTCGCAGAGCTACGGCGTGACCTGGGACGACAGCAGCCAGGGCGCGGACCTTTATGACGGCTTCATCAATGTGGCCATCAATGAGGCCATCACCGAGGACGCCGCCTGGTATTGCTGGCACGCCTCCCGCCGCCAGGCGATGCTCGAGGCCTGCTGGGAGAAGGCAGGTGCTTTCGTCCACCAGCAGATTATCTGGGTGAAAGACCGCGGGGTTCTCACTCGGTCCCATTACCTGTGGAAGCACGAGCCCTGCTTCATGGGCTGGATCAAGGGCAAACGCCCGCCCAAGGTGGCCGAGGAAACGCTGCCCTCGACCTGGGAAATGCCCAGCTTCGCCAAGGACGAACGCCCTGACCACCCGACGCCCAAACCGCTCGACGCCTTCGGAATCCCGATGCGCCAGCATGTCGAGCGCGGCGGTCTGTGCTACGAGCCTTTCTCTGGCTCTGGTTCACAGATCATGGCGGGCGAAGCCAACGGGCGGCGCGTCTACGCCATGGAGATCAGCCCCGCTTACGTGGATGTCGCCGTGGAGCGCTGGCAGGCCGAGACGGGGCGCGCCGCGATCCTCGACGGTGACGGGCGGACCTTCGCTGAGGTGAAGGACGAGCGGCTTGGCGACAAGGCCGATGCCGCTGCCTGATGGCCGTCTACTACAACGATTCCGACCCTGGCGCCTGTGCCTGGTTGCGGGAGCTGATTGCAAACGGCCTCCTGCCCGAAGGCGAGGTGGACGGGCGATCCATCCTCGACATGGAACCCGCCGATCTGCAGGGCTTCACGCAGTGCCATTTCTTCGCCGGGATCGGCGGCTGGCCCCATGCGTTGCAACTCGCCGGTGTGCCCGAGGATCTGTCCGTCTGGACCGGCTCGCCGCCCTGCCAGCCTTTCAGCCAGGCCGGACAGCGCAAGGGACAGGACGATGACCGCCATCTCGTGCCCGCCTTCCTGCGGCTCGTCGCAGCCTGCCACCCGAAGCTCGTCTTCGGAGAGCAGGTCGCAAGCGCGGCAGTGCTCGGAAAGGTTGGCGGCGCGGCTCGAACGGCGACTGAAGGCAAGGCTGGCTGGGCGTGGTTCGACGCTCTGGCGGCTGACCTGGAAGCGGCATCTTACGCCGTCGCGGCGGCCGATCTGCCGGCTGCGGGCATCGGCGCCCCGCATATCCGCCAGCGGCTGTTCTTCGGCGCCGTCGCCTTGGACACAGGCGCGGGCGGGCTGGGCGACCGCCTTGGCGCGGGATCACAAGGACGGATCGGAATGCCGGGCGGTGCCGATCAACGCGCTGCTCGGCCGGCAGGTCTGGCTCGCGGGGTGGCCGACGGCGATGGCGGGCTCGCCCGCGACGCAAAGCGACAACGCGGCCGGCAACACCGATGCGAGCCGCAGGACGGTGAAGCTGATCGACTGGTCGAAGGCGCCAACCCCGCCGGGACCGATGCGACGGACGGCGTCTGGCGAGATCCTGACTGGCTCCTCTGCCGAGATGGGAAGTGGCGGCCCGTTGAGCCCGGAACATTCCCGCTGGCTGATGGGGTACCCGGCCGCATGGGGCTCCTGCGGGGTTATGGCAATGCGATCGTGCCGCCACTCGCGGCGACGTTCGTGACGGCGTTTCTGGAAAGCCTGCCGGAGGGTCCGGAATGAAACAGAGCCGCACCATGTCTCTGGTCGAGGCCATCACCAACGTGGTCGTGGGTTATGGAATCGCGGTGGTGACGCAGATCCTGATCTTTCCGGTCTTCGGGCTGCATACGACACTGGTGCAGAACCTGAAGATGGGTGCCATTTTCTCTGGGGTCAGCATCGCAAGGTCGTTCGCCCTGCGGCGGCTGTTCGAGGCGATCAGGATGCGGTCGATCCGGTCTAAATAAACGCCTGATGCTGGCGCGCACGCGCCGCAAGCTTCGGAAGCCCCTTCGCCGTGAGGTCGAGGATGAATTCAGGCGCCGTATAGGGGGGATTCCTGTAATGCGCGCGCAATTCCCGCAGGACAGCGAGTGCCTCGGACGGGTAGAGGTCGAAAGTCCGCGAGAGAAATTCGTCGGCATCAATTGCTTCGATGTCGTACTGCTCCAGCACTTCGATCGGAAAGTCGGCAAGGTTGTCGGTCACGATGTGCTGGGCGCCGCATTTTATGGCGGCAGCGAGAACATGCCGGTCATCTGCATCGGGCAGATCAAGAGACGCGACCAGAGGCTCGTACCCTGTGACCAGCGCTTCGGGGAAATGCGCCTGCATGGCTTGCAATTGGGCGCGGATGCTTTCTTCGAGCTGCGGCTTCAGCGCAAGAAGATTGCGCGACCATTCGTCAAGGATCTGCTCGGACCATCGCGCACGGAACAGGCCGGCATGGTAGAACCGCAAGAGAACGTCCCGCTTCCTGAAAGGAAACAGGACGTTCGCGTCGAGGAGGACGACAAAGCGGTCGGCGACGTGCATCAAGAGGCATCGAACTCCTGTCCAAGCCGGGCAAGCTCGTCGAGCGCAGCATTGCGCGCGGCGTCACGGCGCTCCTTGTAGGCCATCAGGTCCGCATGCATGACGCGCCGATGCGAGCCCACCGGGATGAACGGGATTTCGCCTTCTTTCAGCAGCTTGCTGAGATAGGGGCGCGACACGTTCAGGATGTCGGCGGCCTGTTGGGTGGTGAGCATGGCGCCGGTCGGAATGATCGTGACCATGTCGCCGCGGGCCACATGGCCCAGCAAGTCGATCATCAACTCGGCGATAGCGGGTGCCAGCCGAACGGGTTCGCCGCCGTCTCCGTGGATGATCAACGCCCCTTCTTCGGTGCGCGCATTCGCCAACGCAGTCGCGGCTTCTGCGGCGCTTGCGATTTCCTCTTGCGTCGGAAGACGGCGCGTCAGGTCAATCACTTCGGCAGTGTTGTCCATGGTTGATCCTCCGTTTCGCGTGTTCCCAAGGTTCAGGTAGCAATTGGGCGCCCCTGTTACAAGTGAAATAAGTGAAACAAACGAAAAAAGTGTAAAGGAAGTGCCTGCTGCGAAACGGCGGGCCAGCCGCCAGGGGTCACGAGGCGATCCGGTAAACCCTCCCTCTTTCGCCCTCCTTCTCGGAGACAACCTCGAGGCCAAGCCTTTTCTTCAACACCCCGGATATCGCCCCGCGCACGCTGTGCGGTTGCCAACCGGTAGCGGCAACGATCTCGGGAATGGTTGCGCCGCCCTCGGCCCGGAGCATCTCGATCAGGATCTCCTGCTTGCTGCCCTTGGGGCGCTGAACCGGCGCGGGCCCAGCGGGCGCGGTGTCCTCAGGCTCGTCCGTGATGCCGAGCACCTGATGGGCCAGCTTGGTGGCGCGCAGGGTGATGGGCCCGCGTTCTTCGTCATGCCGCCAGACGGTGTTGAGGTCGCTTGCCCTGATTTCCTCGACCAGCCCGCGCTTGAGCAGGCTTTTCAGGCAATTGCCGACGGGCCCGCCCTTGAGGTGCGGTGGTGTCGGGAACACGAGGGCGTCCTCGCGGGCGCAGGCGGTCGAAAGGATGACGGCCTGGGTGTCGGAAAGCTCGATCTGGATCATTGGGAACTCCGTGAAGCATCAACTTGATGCTCTCAGCTTTGCTCGGGGGCGCGCACCTATCCAGTAGAAGCAGCGCAACTTCATGGCGAATATGGCCGAGGATTGATCATCAATGCAGGGGATGAGCGAACGCCAGTATGCGGCCCATGTTGGCCTGTCGCGCGGCGCGATCCAGAAGGCGAAGGCGGCGGGGCGGCTGGTGCTGTTTGCCGACGGGTCCATCGATGCCGCGGCCAGCGACGCAAGAAGGGCCGAGGCAACCGACCCCTCGAAAAGCCGCCCCCGGCACGCATCGGCAAAGGCGGGCATGAAGCCGGTGCCGGAGGCGGCCGTTTCAGCCGTGGGCGAAACCTTGCGGGAACAGGGCATGGACACGCCAGCCAGCGGCGGGGGCACGACCTTTCTGCAGGCGAAGACCGCGAATGAAGTTCTGAAGGCGCAGGAGCGGCGGATTCGGCTTGCAAGGCTCAAGGGCGAGCTGGTGGATCGCGACCGCGCGACGGCGCTGGTGTTCCGGCTTGCGCGCGAGGAGCGCGATGCCTGGGTCACCTGGCCCGCGCGGGTGGCGGCGCTGATGGCGGCGGAGCTTTCGGTCGCATGCAGCCAAGCGACAGGTCAGGAGGTGTGCGTCGAGACGGCGGTGATGCAACAGGTTCTGGAGACCCATGTCCGCGCCCATCTCGAAGAACTCAGCGAGGTCAAGGTCAGGCTGGGGTGAACTCGCCGCCTCAAGCAGCGAAGCGGTAGGCGAACAGATCTCGGATTTCGATGGCGCCGACAAGCTGTTGAGCGCTTGGGGCCGCGGGCTGACGCCCGACCCGTGGCTGACGGTCTCGGAATGGGCCGACCGGCACCGCTGGCTGTCGTCGCGCGCATCTGCCGAGCCGGGGCGCTACCGCACCGAGCGCACGCCGTATATGCGCGCCATCATGGATGCGCTGAGCCCGGGCGATCCGGCACAACGCATCGTGTTCCAGAAGGCCGCGCAGGTGGGGGCGACCGAGGCCGGCAACAACTGGATCGGCTTCGTGATGCATCACGCACCGGGGCCGATGCTGGCGGTCCAGCCGACGGTGGAGCTGGCCAAGCGCAACTCGCGCCAGCGGATCGACCCGCTGATCGAGGAAAGCCCGGCGCTGAAGGAGCGCGTCCGCCCGGCGCGTGCCCGCGACAGCGGCAACACGCAGCTCTCGAAGGATTTCCCCGGCGGGGTGCTGGTGCTGACCGGCGCCAATTCGGCGGTGGGCCTGCGCTCGATGCCGGCGCGGTATGTGTTTCTGGATGAAATCGACGCCTACCCGGCCTCGGCGGATGAGGAAGGCGATCCCGTCGGTCTGGCCGAAGCGCGCTCGCTGACGTTCTCGCACCGGCGCAAGGTGTTCCTGGTCTCGACCCCGACCATTCGCGGCGTGAGCCGGATCGAGCGGGAATACGAGGCCAGCGACCAGCGCCGCTTCTTCGTGCCATGCCCTCATTGTGGGGAAATGCAGTGGCTGAAATTCGAACGCCTGCGCTGGGAACAGGGCCAACCGGAAACCGCCAGCTATCATTGCGAGGCCTGTGAGAGTGCGATCGAGGAACACCACAAGGCCGCGATGCTGGCCGCTGGCGAATGGCGGGCAACGGCCGCGGCACGTGATCCCCGCACGGTGGGGTTTCACCTCTCGGCGCTCTATTCGCCGCCGGGCTGGAAAAGCTGGGCCGACATCGCGCGCGACAAGGAGGCGGCGAAAGGCTCGGACGAGGCCGAACGGGTGTTTCGCAATACGGTGCTGGGCGAGACATGGGTCGAGACCGGGGATGCCCCCGACTGGCAGCGCCTGGCCGAGCGGCGCGAGAGCTGGCCCGCCGGCACGGTGCCGGAAAAGGGTCTGTTCCTGACCGCCGGGGCCGACGTGCAAAAGGATCGGATCGAGGTCGATGTCTGGGCCTGGGGCCGGGGGCTGGAAAGCTGGCTGATCGATCACGTGGTGATCGAAGGCGGGCCCGGTGATCCCACCTGCTGGCAGCGGCTCACTGATCTCTTGGGCCGCAACTGGCGGCATGAGGGCGGGGCGGAGCTGGGGCTTGCGCGGCTGGCGATCGATACGGGCTACGAGACGGCCGCGGTCTATGCCTGGGCGCGGGCGAATGGCTTTGCGCAGGTGGCGCCTGTGAAGGGCGCCGAAGGGTTCAACCGCGCCGCGCCTGTTTCCGGGCCGACCTATGTGGATGCGACAGCAGGCGGCAAGCGCCTGCGCCGGGGTGCGCGGCTGTGGACGGTGGCGGTCTCGACCTTCAAGGCCGAGACCTATCGCTTTCTACGCCTGCCACGGCCAACACCGGAAGAACTGGAGGAAGGCGCCGCATTTTTGCCGGGCAGCATTCACCTGCCGCACTGGGCCGACAGCGAGTGGATCAAGCAGCTGGTGGCCGAGCAGCTGGTGACGGTCCGAAACCGCCGCGGCTTTGCGAAGCTCGAGTGGCAGAAGATCCGCGAGCGCAACGAGGCGCTGGATTGCCGGATCTATGCCCGCGCCGCCGCCTGGATTGCCGGGGCCGATCGCTGGGGTGAGGCAATCTGGGCCGATCTCGAAGATCAGCTCGGCGTGCCGGTGGGTGAGGCAGTGCCCGCCGGAAGGATCGGGCGACCCGAGAGGCCGCCACAGACGACACGCCCGTCCGGCTGGCTCGGGCGCAGAAAGGGATGGCTTTGACCATGGTTGACTGGACAGATGCGGAACTTTCCGCCCTGCGGCGCGCCTATGCCCGCGGCACCACCCGGGTGAGTTACGAGGGCAAGACCGTGGAATACGGCTCGGCCGAGGATCTGTTAAGCCGCATCCGCACCATCGAGCGCGAGATGACGGGGGCAAACAGGCCCCTGCCGGTGGCGGGCTTTGCCGGCTTCAGGCGGGGCGCACGCGGATGAAGCCTGGCTGGTTCGACCGCGCCCTTGCCGGGATCGCACCGCGAACCGCGGCCCGGCGTGTCATGGCGCGTCAGGCCTTCGAGATGCTGGCCCGCGGCTATGACGGGGCGGCGCGGGGTCGGCGCACCGATGGCTGGCGCACGCCGGGCAGCTCGGCCGACCACGAGATCGCCACCGCAGGCGCCCTGCTGCGCGACCGGATGCGCGATCTGGTGCGCAACAACCCGCATGCGGCCAAGGCGGTGTCGGTGCTTGCCAACAACATCATCGGCGCCGGGATCATGCCGCGGGCGGCCAGCGGGGACAAGGCGCTGGATCGCACCGTCGATCAGCTGTTCGACGACTGGAGCCGTGAGTGCGACGCCGACGGGCAGCTCGACTTCTACGGGCTGCAGACCCTGATCTGCCGCGAGATGATCGAGGCGGGCGAGGTTCTGGTGCGTCGCCGGCCGCGACGGGCGCGCGACGGGCTGAGCCTGCCGCTGCAATTGCAGGTGCTGGAGGCGGACTTTCTGGACAGCACCAAGGCCGGCACGCAAGGCAGGGAGCGCA